TAACGTATCCATGTTCAACCCTGAACTACCTACCGATCTTTCTCTGATCGATCCTAATGGTCTTACCATGGAGTCAAGACAGATCAGACTTGGATTGAATAAGTTAGTAAATGATGCGGGTCTTCAAAAAGGTAGAACTGTCAAACAGTTGAGTATCGGTTCTCAAGGAACTCTAGTAGCGTTTGCAGGATCTGCCACATCAGACCTTACAATCACTAATCCCGGTATTGGTTATACACCCTCTTCACTAGGGTTTACCTACACCGGTGTCGCTCTGACCGCGATTACTGGTAAGGGTGTTAATGCCACTGCGGACATCACGATTAATGGTGGGGTTGCTATTGCAGCCACAGTTAATGCAGGGGGTTCTGGTTATGTCGTTGGGGATGTTCTGACACCCATCGGGCCCGGATCCCTCAATCTTGGAAGTGGTATTCAACTTTCTGTAGATTCAACTCTCGGTAATAATACCTTGGTTCTTGACAATGTTCAAGGAAACTTTACTACAAACGCGTCTTACCCATTATACTACGAGAATGCTGTTGGATTTACAACAGAACTCAATGGAGTTGGTGGAGCTGTTCTTCCAACATCACCAATTAGAATCAACCATGAAGGAACTTATATCAGAGTCTTCCAAAGAAACCATGGTCTCTATTCTAATGTAAACAGAGTCACACTCAGTGATATCAGAGCTGATGCACCCCCACTAACTCTTGCTGTTGCTTATCCAGCTAATTCTACAACGTTCATGACCCTTAGCAAAGCTGCTACTGGTTACAAAACATTTGAAAATATTGGTGTTGCTGGTACCAATCCTGGCTACGTCAAAGTTGGTGAGGAGATTATCAGCTACACTGGAACAAACGGTAGAACTCTTACTGGTATCACAAGAGGTGTTGATAACACAGTTATTTCAGCACACAATGCTAATGAACTAGTTTACAAATATGAACTTGACGGTGTATCTCTAAGGAGAATCAATACAGAACACCTCCTTGCTAATGTAAATGCAAGTGAACTGGATGAAGCACCCATCGGACTTGATTACTATTACGTTAAGGTCCAGATGAATTCAAATGGTGTTAACAGAGCACCTGCAAACGGTTTTGGATTCCCACCACTCTACTTCAGAGAGAGTAAACTCGGTGGTGGTCCTTTCGTCAAAGGATCTTACAACCTCCCATTTAGTTTAATTACACCGAAGATTACAACGATTACTCCACTTGGAACTAACCTGATCTCACAAGCTAGAACAATCTCTGCTGCTAGTGTATCTGGTAATCAAGAATCTTATCTTGACAAGGGATTCAAACAAGTAACTCTCTTTGACAAGAATTATTTTGATGATTTGATGATGGTTGCATCACCTTTGAATGAATCAATCCAATTGAATGCCGATACCTTCCCTGGTAAGAAGTCATTTAGTATGAACTTTACACTATTGACAAGTAATCGTCGTATCAGTCCAGTCATTGATCTTGATAATGCGGCTATCGTATTTACAAGTAATAGAGTCAACAGACCTATCACTGATTATGCGGGTAACTTTAGGGTAAATGGTGTATCGGAAGATCCTGATAGATTCATCTATGTAAGTAAGAATGTAGAACTTGAGAATCCTGCAACTTCACTTCAGGTTCTCCTTGATGCATACGTCTCTAACTTTGGTGACATCAGAGTGTTCTACGCACTCAACCAGACTGGTCCTGTTCAGGAGACCATCTTTGTTCCATTCCCCGGATTTAAGAACAAAGATATCAATGGTTCCATTCTTAATATTGCAAACAATAATGGAACACCTGATAAGAAAGTTCCCAAGGTTGATTCCTACAGCCCCGAACCACTTATCAATGAATACAGAGAGTATAAGTTTAGTGTTGATGACATCAATCCATTTACATCCTTCAGGATTAAAATCATTGGTACATCAACAAACCAAGCTAATGCTCCGTTTATTAGAAGTCTGAGAGCACTTTCATTCGCATGATGAACAACTATCTCCCGGTCGAAGGAATGGATGGCTATTATAGAGACATCCATTCTGGTGCAATAGTAAACAAAAATAACCTAGAGTATGACACCTACGTTAGCAACAGAAAGAAAATGACGGAAGACAAGAAAAAATTTGAGAGTCTTCAAGTTGAGGTGGTAAACATTAAGAGTGATGTGAACGAAATTAAATCGATGCTCAATTCTATCACTGAATTATTAAATAAATAGACTTATAGATAGGACCACTATAAATGGCTCAGCCTAGTACTAGACAAGAACTCATTGACTATTGTTTGAGGCAGTTAGGTGCTCCTGTTTTGGAGATCAATGTTGCCGAAGAACAGGTTCAAGATCTGGTAGATGATGCAATCCAATACTTTCAAGAAAGACATTTTGATGGTGTATCACAGGTATATCTAAAGTACGAAATTACTGAAGCAGATATTAATAGAGGTAAAGCCAGACCACCTGGTGCAACACAAACTGAGAGTGGAACTACAGGTATATCAACCACCACAGCGAATGCTACAATTGTCGGTACTGCAACGACATTTACATTTCATGAGAACAGCAACTTTATACAAGTTCCACCAAGTGTTATTGGAATAAACAAAGTATATCAATTTGACGACTCACAATCAATGAGTATGTCAAACATGTTTAGTTTCAAATATCAGATGTTCTTGAATGACATCTACTATTTCGGAGCTACCAATCTTCTTACATATTCGATGGGAATGTCTTATCTTGAGACAATGAATTTCCTACTGAATACTCATAAACAGATTCGGTTTAACCAAAGACAAGATAGGATGTATCTAGATGTTGATTGGAATAATTTAAGAGCAGGAGAGTTCTTGATCATTGATTGTTTTAGGGCGTTGGACCCCAATGATTCTCCAAGAGTCTTTAACGACTCATTCCTGAAACCATATCTCACAGCACTTATTAAAAGGCAGTGGGGTCAGAACTTAATTAAGTTCCAGGGTGTTAAACTTCCTGGTGGTATTGAGTTTAATGGAAGACAACTATATGACGATGCCCAGGCAGAAATCGATAGGATCAAGGAGAGCATGTTGAGTACATATGAATTACCACCCCTTGACCTTATCGGGTGATGATATATGTTAAATCCATTTTTTCTTAACGGCACATCATCTGAACAAAACCTGATTCAGAGTCTTGTCAACGAACAACTAAAGATGTATGGTGTGGAGGTTTTTTATCTCCCTAGACTTTATGCGTCTTCAAAAACTATCATTAGAGAAGTAATTGAATCGGAGTTTAAGAACGCATATCCTCTAGAAGCTTACGTCGATAGTTATGAGGGATATGGTGGTCAGGGAACCATTCTATCAAAGTTTGGTATTGAGAACAGAGATGATCTGACACTTGTCATCTCAAGAGAAAGATATGAAAACTACATCACACCACTAACAAAACAGATCTCAAATATTCAATTGGCTACCAGACCAAAGGAAGGGGATTTGATTTATTTCCCTCTGGGAGACAGATTGTTTGAGATCAAGTTTGTAGAACACGAACAACCTTTCTACCAACTCAAGAAGAACTATGTTTATGAACTGAAGTGTGAACTCTACAGATACGAAGATGAGGTCATCGATACTGGAATCGAGACTATTGATGATGAGATTGCACAGATTGGATATATTCAAACACTTAATCTGATTGGTGCCGGAAGAACAGCAACTGCAACCGCTGGATTCTGTGCGTCAGGTGCGATCAATAAGATCTTCATATCCAATATGGGTAAGAATTTTAAATCTACCCCCACTGTTGGATTCTCCTCTGCACCATCTGGAACTACTGCAGCTGGTATAGCATCAGTTTCATATTCATATCCTGGGTGTAAGGGAACCAGTGGTGTGGTCCCTGCAATTCTGCTTACTAATGCTGGATGTGGATACACAGAGCCTCCAATGATAACTGTAAATGGTGGTGGTGGATCAGGATTTGCAGCAACGACTGGAATTTCCACTAATGGATCAGTTCAGTCTATTACTGTCACAGATGGTGGTGCTGGTTACACTTCCGCTCCTAAGGTCGCAATAGGAAGCGAACGTGCTAGTGTTGGGTTTGATAGCACAACTGCTCATTTTGATTCTACATCCTTCACCTTTGATAATAGTAGTCAAATACTAGATGAATTTGCTGTTGGTATAGCAACTATTAATTCTTCTGGAATAGTGACAGCCATTTATATTGTTAATGGTGGTAGAGGTTATGACTTTACTCCCGCTGTGTTTATCGATCCACCTAAATCAATATCTGGTGGTGCAAATGTTGGTGGTGAGTTTGTATTTAATGAAGTGGTTACCGGATCAACTAGTGGAACTACAGCACGAGTCAAGGAATGGAATACAGTAACAGATACAATGGAGGTTGGTGTTATAGATGGAACATTTATTAAGGGAGAGTTCTTGACTGGTTCAACCTCTGGTGCAAAGTATGTAATTGGTAGTGCAAATGAGGATGATTTGGTCACACCTTTTGCTGATAATGACACAATTGAAATAGCAGCTGATAAAATTATCGACTTCTCATCTAATAATCCATTTGGAATGCCCTGATTTAAAACTGTTAAATAGAGGTGTAACAGTGTAAAATAATGTTTGAATATTTTTACAACGAGATTTTTAGATCCGTAATCATTGGTTTCGGTTCTCTTTTTAATGGAATCCAAATCAAGAAGAAAGATGAAAGTGGTGATGATTTTAGTGTCATCAAAGTTCCTCTTGCTTATGGACCCACACAAAAGTTTCTCGCAAGGTTGCAACAGAACCCTGACTTGAATCATCCCACTCAAATGACCCTCCCAAGGATGTCATTTGAATTTACAAATCTTGCATACGATCCTTCCAGGAAGTCAACCAAGACTCAAACCATGGTGATCACCAACGCAAATGGTGAGGATGAGAGAAAAACATTTTTACCTGTTCCATATAATATGACTATTGTCCTTTCAGTTTATACAAAACTGAATGATGACATGCTTCAAATCACAGAACAGATTGCACCCTACTTTCAACCAGGATACACACTTCCAATTAAGTTTCTAGGTGACTATGAGGAGGTTGTGAATACTCCCGTTGTTCTTGAAAATATTGATATGACCGATGAGTATGAGGGCAACTTCGATACCAGAAGAGCGCTCATCTATACATTTACATTTACAGCAAAAACAATGCTGTTCGGACCACTTACCGATGTTACCAAGGATATCGTCAAGAAGGTTACTGTTGGTTATGTTGCTGGATCCAAGTCTGGCAAATACGAAAGAGACATCACGTATCAGGCCACACCTAGAGCCATTAAGGACTATGATGGTGTAGTTGCTACACTGCTTGCAGAAAATGTTGACATGGTTGAAAGAGTCATTGATGTTGAGGATGGGACTAAGATTCCAGAAGGATCTTATATCTACATCGATCAAGAAGAGATGTATGTTGAGACTGTGACTGGTAACAAGATCCTAGTTAGAAGATCGCAAGATAAATCCCCAATTCAAAATCATGTATTAGGATCTAAAGTCTTTACAATCAATCAGGCAGATAATGTCAAGATTGAGGTTGGAGATGACTTTGGATTTGACGGGAATGTGTTCTGAGGCTAAACTATGGATAAGTATGAAAAACTTAACGAAACATTTGACGTGACACCCGTTGAAATAGAGAAGGTAAAACCCAATGATCTCGATGCCAAACTGGCCAAGTTTGAAAACTCCAATGAAGATATCCGCAAAGACTATGAATACACCAGGGGTAATCTATATTCAATCATTGAAAAAGGACAAGAAGCAATTAACGGAATCCTTGAGTTAGCACAAGAGAGTGAGATGCCACGTGCTTACGAGGTGGCTGGTCAGTTGATCAAGAGTGTGTCTGATGCCACGGACAAACTCATGGATCTACAAAAGAAGTTGAAAGATGTTAATAAGGAAGAAGAGAAGGGACCATCCTCAGTTACGAATAACGCATTGTTTGTAGGTTCTACAGCAGACCTTCAAAAAATGCTGAAGAATGTAAACAAAGATCTAAATACTTAAAAAGAGAAAATGGTAGCTCAATCAGTAAATATTCAAATTGATAAGGGAACTGATTTTTCTCGTAACTTTGAGATGAAAAATCCCGATCAGTCCGTATTAAATCTGACGGGATATTCTGCTGTTGCAAAGATCAGAAAGTTTCCTGAAGCAACTAAACAACATAGTTTTACTGTTGGTATCACATCGGCAACAGGAATTATTGGATTGTCGATGACAGTCGGTGTAACCACACAACTGACTAATGGAAGAAACTTCTACGATATCATCATCACGTCTGGTGTCGGTACTGTTACCAAAGCATTTGAAGGGAGTGTAATAGTCAATCCATCCGCTTCTGTCTAAATATATCATAAGAGCTCTTTTCTGAAACGTGAAGGAAAATCTAAAAGAGGGTAACCTCCATAAGTGGTTTAAAGGATCCAAGTCCAAAGATGGTAAAGGTGGTTGGGTCAACGTTGTGACAGGTGGAACCTGTGCAAGTGATAAACCTGGTGAAGGGACACCTAAATGTGTATCCTCATCTAAAAGAGCGAGTATGAGTAAGTCTGAAAGACTTTCTGCCCAAAGAAGAAAGAAGAAGGCAGATCCTAATCAACAACAAAAATCAGGTGCTGCAAAACCAACATACGTTGCAACCGACAAAC